GAAGTGTACTAAATGTAAGGAAGTAAAGCCACTAACTGACTTCCATAAGAATAAAACCACTAAAGATGGATACGGATTTCACTGTAAACCCTGCAGAAAATCAGAATCTTTGATACAGTACGGATTAACTATTGAAAGTTACAACAGGTTAGTAGAGCTACAGGGCAACAAGTGTGCGATATGTGGTACAGAGGAGCCTAAAGGGACCTCGACATTAAATAGATGGTATGTAGACCATAACCACCATACAGATGAAGTTAGAGGCCTACTGTGCTCAACGTGTAATACTGGACTAGGGAACTTCTATGACAACGCAGACACCCTCAGACGGGCCGCAGACTACCTCGACGAGAGAGGAAGCTACGCCAACCCCGAAGAAACGTGGCAGACCAAGGAAGGCTGATGTAGAAAAATACAAGAAAGGAAATAGGGGAGTCCGTGGCAGGCCTAAGGGCGATGCGGCGCGGATGAACGAATTTAAGGCTAGGGTACTAGCGAGTCCCAAGTCTGAAAAAGTACTAGAGTCTATCTTCAATGCGGCCCTAGACGATGAGCACAAAGGGCAACAGGCCGCTTGGAAGCTTATCGTAGACAGGATACTGCCCGTAGGGGCCTTTGAGAAAGAGGTTATTAAGGATGCTGGACGTAGCGCGATTCAGATCAACATTTCAGGAGTTGGTACTGCCGAGGTTACAGACACACAGGGAAACTCTGGAGAAGAGGATTACATTGATGGTGAGTACAGTGAAAGCTAAAGCAAAGGGTCTAAAGAAGCCGTGTTGTGACGATTGTGCTGACAAGGCCAAGGCTAAGTCTAAGGTTAAGCCAAAGTCTAAGCGTAAGACTGCCAAAGCTCGTAAGAAGGCCTAGCCCCCGTGCTGTTTACTCAGAACGTAAACCTAACCACTACTGACGTAGCTGATATAGTCACAGTACCTAACGGCTTTGTAGGCCATTGGACTATGACGTTTATCACTAACCTAGACAACTCTAACAACGATGTAACTCTCTACATAGACAAGACTCCAGACCCTGATGTGTACATCTTGAGTGGTAAGACTATTAGCTCTAAAGACTACCTCATGATCGAAAGCCAGTCAGGGTTTGTTCTACAGCCCGGAGACGTAGTTAAGGCCTCCTGTGACACAGTAGGTAACGTAGAGATTGTTGTGACGCTAGACCTAGTTTACTCACCGTTTGAGCTAAACTCGTTTGGAACTGGGGGTGGCGGGTGATTACTATTCTAGGGGCCGACTGGTGTCCCGCGTGTAACAGAGCTAAAACAACGGCAGAAGAGAGTGGACTGAAGTACAACTTTATACACATACCAGAAGGTAAGCCGGGATGGGATCTCGTGGAGTCCCTCTCTGGTAAGCGTAGTATCCCACAGATCTTCTACCACTTTGGTGGTTCAGGAGATTTCAAAGAAGCCCTAGCAAGTCTAGAGCTTACTAAATAAGCCCTATTCAGGAGAACTTAAGTAATGACTAAGAAACTCACAGTAGCATTAGTAGCCCTAGTAGCCGTCTTGTACACCGGATGTGCAACGCAGGCCGGTAACGACAGACTAGCTAGACATCAGCAGGACCAGATTGAACTGGTGAGGGTACAAGCAGAGACCCGTGAGCGTATGGCCTTAGACCGTGCTCAAGCACAGGCTCAGTGGGCCTTAGCTATGGCACAGGTGGCTCAGTCTGCTCCAGACTCCGCAGATGCTATTGCAGTAGCTCTAGCTGTCTCAGCAGTCAAGGGGAACGAGGAGGGCTCTAGCTCACCTGTAGTGACTCTCCAGCGACAAGAGAACGGTGCTAGGGAGTGGGCTAGGATTCTAGCTTCTCCGGTCCTAGGGAGCCTTACGCAACTGGGCATCGCTGGTATCAACGGGGAAGTACAGAAGAACGCCAGTGATAACATGGCTAAGGTTCAGATGAACGAAGACGTTGTAGACCAAGCTCAGTTTGAGGTCCTAGGCAACGTAGCGACTGCGGTTAGCTCCTTTGGGGCCACAGCCATTCAGAACGCTGGTGGTAACACTACTACTACGTACTCTGTTGCCGACACAGGTATCCTAGATATGTCTCAGACCACTTCTGGTGACACGACTTCAGGGGATACCAACAGTGATTCCTATAACACCTCAGGGGACACGAACAGTGATTCCTATAATACCCAAGGTGACACTAACGCTGATTCTTACAACACCCAAGGTGACACTACCACTGACTCCTCTACCACTGACTCCTCTGATAACTCTGATAACTCGACTGGGGGTCCGTAAGGTGGACAAGTTTCCTAACGACCCTCTAGAGATTGTGATAGTAGGAGTCTGCGTAACCGTCATGGTTGTCGCAGGCTTCTTTATGTACTACTTGGCGAATCAGGTGGCCTAGTGCTACAAGAGGATCTCTAGTTCATGACAGATCTTAACGTAGAGCTACTCCCGTGGCAACAGGAAGTTTACGCTGACGAGACTAGGTTTAAGGTAGTAGCGGCAGGACGGAGAACAGGGAAGTCCCGTCTTGCGGCTTGGTTACTGATACTGAACGCCCTACAGACAGACAAGGGGCAAGTTTTTTACGTTGCGCCCACGCAGGGTCAGGCCCGTGATATCATGTGGCAGACTCTCTTGGAGCTAGGACACCCTGTTATCTCAGGTTCGCATATTAATAACCTGCAGATCAAGCTGGTCAACGGGGCCACGATTAGTCTAAAGGGGGCTGACCGCCCAGAGACAATGCGTGGTGTGTCCTTGAAGTTTCTAGTTATGGACGAGTACGCAGACATGAAGCCCGATGTATGGGAACAGATCCTCAGACCCGCCCTAGCTGACCAGAAGGGACAGGCGATGTTCATAGGTACGCCTATGGGCCGTAATCACTTCTACGAGTTGTACAAGTACGCAGAACTGGGGGATGATCCTACGTACAAGGGGTGGCACTTTACGTCTTACGACAACCCTCTGTTGGACCCAGACGAGATTGACATGGCTAAGAAGTCTATGTCCTCTTATGCGTTCCGTCAGGAGTTTATGGCGTCCTTTGAGGCCCGTGGCTCTGAGATGTTCAGGGAAGACTGGGTACAGTACGGGGAAGAGCCTGAAGAGGGTGACTACTACATAGCAGTAGACCTCGCTGGTTTTGAGGAAGTAAACAAAAAGAGGACTAAGAATAGTAAACTTGATGAAACTGCAATCGCTGTTGTTAAAGTTGGTCCTGATGGTTGGTACATTGACAACATTATATATGGGCGGTGGAGCCTTGACGAGACTGCCGCCAAGATATTTCAGGCCGTTAGAGACTACCGACCCATTAGCGTTGGTATTGAGCGAGGAATAGCTAAGCAGGCCGTCATGAGTCCTCTCACGGACTTACAGAAGCGTTACGGTACGTTCTTCAGAGTCGAGGAGCTTACTCACGGTAACAAGAAGAAGACTGACAGGGTTATGTGGGCGCTACAGGGGCGATTTGAGAACGGCTTTGTGTCTATTAACAAGGGCGACTGGAACAACAGGTTCTTAGACCAACTGTTTCAGTTCCCTGACCCATTGACCCACGATGACTTGATTGACGCCTTGGCGTACATCGACCAGCTAGCACAAGTAGCTTACCACTACGACTACGAGATAGATGAGCACGAAGTTCTGGACTTAATAGCGGGTTACTAGAGCCACTGAGGAAGACTTAGACCATGAAACAAGAGCTACTTGAAGCAATTAAGGCTAAACACGAGGCTAAAGTACTAGAGGCCCGAGCTAACATCAACGTATACGAGAGATCCGTAGGTATCGGTGAGCACCCTGATCTCGTGGGGGCTGTCGAGGATCAAGTGAAGATCTACGCAGAATCTATGGAAATTATTGACGCAGTGAGTGAGTTGCTAGACCATGACGAATAAAGTTTTTAGACCTTTAAACACCTACGGGATCTACGTAATCAGCGCCATAGTGTTCTTTACACTAGGCTACAGCGTAGCACTAATCTAAGGAAAATACTATGGCTAAAGTAGAGAGTTTAAGCCCTGACGTTCTCATGATTGAGGAGTCACTTGAAGATTGGGTGATGACCAAGTGTGAGAACTGGAGAGATCACTATGAATCCAACTACGAACACAAGTTTGAGGAATACTATCGGTTATGGCGAGGTCAATGGGACCCTGCTGACACCCAGAGAGCATCAGAGCGTTCTCGTATTGTCTCTCCTGCGCTTCAGCAGGCTGTAGAGTCTAACGTAGCGGAACTTGAGGAGGCCACGTTTGGTAGAGGTAAGTGGTTTGACATCTCAGATGACGTTAACGACAAAGACTCACAGGACATTATGTACCTCAGGCAAAAGCTTACTGAGGACTTTGAGAAAACCAAGATTCGCAAGGCTGTAGCAGAGTGTTTGATTAACGCCGCAGTCTTTGGCACAGGAGTAGGTGAGATTGTCCTTGAGGAGATCAAGGAGATGGCCCCAGCTACCGAGCCTATCATGGGTGGTGAGTTAACTGCCGTAGGTGTAAACATTACCGACAGGGTTGTAGTTAAACTTAGGCCTGTGATGCCACAGAACTTCCTGATCGACCCTGTGGCTACCTCTGTAGATGACGCTATGGGCGTTGCTATCGACGAGTTTGTGTCCAAGCACTCCGTAGAGCTACTGCAGGAGCAAGGGGTGTACAACGATGTGTACATTGACTCTGCGGCCCCTGATTCAGACCTAGAGCCTGACCAAGACCTCACGCTGTACCACGATGACAAGGTTAGGCTGACCAAGTACTACGGACTCGTGCCTCGTGAACTTCTCACTAACGAGGGTGTCGAGGTAGAAGACGAGTCTATGTACGTAGAGGCCGTGGTGGTCATCGCTAACGGAGGCACTCTCCTGAAGGCTGAGGCTAACCCGTACATGATGCAGGACCGTCCTGTAGTGGCGTTCCCGTGGGACGTAGTACCCTCTAGGTTCTGGGGCCGTGGTGTCTGTGAGAAGGGCTACAACAGCCAGAAGGCTCTGGACACTGAGTTACGCGCTAGGATCGACGCATTGTCACTCACGATTCACCCGATGTTGGCTATTGACGCCACTAGGCTACCCAGAGGCGCTAAGCCTGAGGTACGTCCGGGCAAAATGATACTGACGAACGGAGACCCACGAGAGGTGCTCCAGCCGTTTAACTTTGGTCAGGTAGGCCAGATTACCTTTGCACAGGCTCAGTCCTTACAGCAGATGGTACAACAGGCCACAGGTGCTGTAGACTCCGCTGGCATCGCTGGTCAGATCAACGGTGAGGCAACAGCGGCAGGCATCAGTATGTCCCTAGGGGCCATCATCAAGCGCCAGAAGCGCACCTTGATTAACTTCCAACAGAGCTTCCTACTCCCGTTTGTGACTAAGGCGGCTCACAGGTACATGCAGTTTGACCCTGAGTCGTATCCAGTGTCAGATTACAAGTTCAACGCGACTAGTACCCTAGGGATTATCGCTCGTGAGTACGAGGTGACACAGCTTGTGCAGTTACTACAGACCATGAAGCAAGACTCGCCTATCTACCCTGTGTTGATCCAGAGCATCATCGACAACATGAACCTCAGTAACCGTGAGGAGCTTATTGCGTCTATGCAACAGGCTCAACAGCCAGATCCTCAGGCACAGCAGATGGCTCAGATGGCTCAACAGGTTCAAATGGAGTTCCAGCAGAGTCAGACTGCGGCCCTCAACGCTCAAGCGGCTGAGTCTCAGGCCAGAGCAGGCAAGTACGTCATTGACACTCAGCTTGCGCCACAGGAGCTTGAGATTGAGAAGATTGAGGCTATCACACGTAACCTCAAGGACGGAGACGCTGATGACAAGGAGTTTGAGAAGCGTCTAAGGATTGCTGAGATCGCTCTGAAGGAGACTGAGCTTGCAGACAAGAAAACTATAGCAGAGGCTAACAAGAAATCAGGGGAGAAAGAGCAGGCTTTGTTTGACTCCTTGATGTCTGATGAACCCTCTAGCCCTCCACAGGGACCCAGCAGGCCTATGGGACCCAGAGGACCCAACGTAGGACCACCACCGGAGGTAGCGTAAATGCAAGACTTAACTACGCTGATGCTTCTTGAGAAGTTCAAGAGGCGTATAGAGAAGGTCGAGAAGTCCTCCGCAGAGAAAGGCAACGAAGGACCTCAGGGGCCTAAGGGCGACAAGGGAGCCGATGGTAAACAGGGTCCTAAGGGGCCTCAGGGACCGAAAGGTCCTCAGGGTCCCAAGGGTCCAGAGGGTCCTAAGGGTCCAGAGGGTGAAAAGGGTCCTGACGGTGAGGCCGGTGTTGGCATTACAGACGCTTACACAGCCGCTGACGGTGACTTAGTACTGGTACTGTCTAACGGAGACGAACTATCCGTAGAACTGCCTGTAGGGACTGACGCACAGGGCAACACTGTGGTTCTGTCTCAAGGTGGCTCTGGTGGCTCTGGAGACGGTAACGTAGACCTCTCAGGGTACGTAAAGAGGCCTGTAGCCGCCCTGAGGGACGGTAAATGGCTTATGTACCGAGAGTTACCAGATGGTACTAAAGAGTGGACACCAGCTACTACTGACCTAATTGAGACTAACCCCGGCATCTTGTTCAGAGACGCTAAGGGCCGCTTTAAGTCAGTCGATGTCCCGGACCTAAAGAATCAGCTTGAGGTTAACCGCTGGCTCCTAGAGCAGATTGAAGGACTTGTGGCAATTGATTCAGTGCCTCCCAGCGCCCCCACAGGTGGTTCGTTTTGGTTTGATAACTCTGAAGAAGTCATGCAGTTGTTCATGTTCCACGAGGACTCAGACGCATGGGTTCCTGTGGCTCCTCCGACAACACTAGAAGGCAGGGTATCTACTGGTGAGGCAACACAGCAGGCTATCATTGACCAGATAGAGAAGAGCCTAGATGACCAAGCAAAGATTGTTGCTAAGGTCGAAGAGCTTTCTATTACAAAGGGAGTAATTGCTCGTTACGTAGTTAAAGGCACAGAGATTAATGTAGCCACTAGAAACGGGGAGTTGTACGTAAATGCACCTAAAGCGGCTGATGTAGCTTACCTGAGCTTTGCCCCTTTTGATGCAAACGGCCAAGTTACTAAGCCTGCAAGCCCTGATGACATCATTGAGTTTGTTGAGCTTACGGGTTCTAGGAATGCTGGAGAGATCACACGTTACAAAGTAATCAGCGGCACTTATAACGCTCTGACTGTTGAGTATCTTTCAGGCACTAATGACTTTGAGGTAGGTGAGGCTGAAGAGGTATTTGTTTATCCTCAGAATCAAGCAGGAGTCTCGCAGGAGTACATAGACAAAAATTTCCTCCCACTGACAGGTGGAACACTGACCTCTTCTTTAAAATTTAACAGAGGTAATAAAGCTTCTAGTCAATTTAACATAACACCTAACTCTGGCACTCCTGATGTTAATCTTTATTCCTTATTAGGTGGTCAGACGCGGTTACGTACCTCCCACACTGAAAACGAAGGAGACCACGTAGGCTCTCACATTGTACTTGATCCAGCGGGAGGCGTTCCTGAGACTCGCATATACAAAGTTGTCACTCCCACAAAGGCAGACATGGCGGCAAGTAAAGAGTACGTAGACAACTTAGTGGGTTCTTCTACTACGATTAAGTTAGACATCTGGACATACATGGGGTGGAATTACGATAAGACACTTCTAAAAGATGGCGAGTTCTGCTCTAAAGAATATCAGGATTATGTCGAGATATACCTAGCGCGAAACAACTCTCGTGGCGAGTGGTATCACCCAACTCTTGCAAACAGCACTGATGAATACTCATACCAAGTAACTGGCAGTGGCGAAATAGGCTTGCCGATGACTATTACTGACAAAGCTGGGAAAAACCAGTTCTTCGCTGAACCCAAGAAGTTTGTATTCAACAGCGGCAGTACAAATTACACGATGATTGAAGCGGTGAAGGTGAGGAGACCACTCGACCGACTAGGCACGAACACTGAATATATGTTGAACATACCGGGTCTCATAGGCCCTGTGGCGGGGTGGTAATATGAGCTATTCGTTTCCTAAAGACGCTAAAGACGGTGACACAGTACCCTTATCTAACGGGGTTACTTATCAGTACGACGAACCTAATGACCGCTGGCTGGTTAAGTCTGTAAAGGGCGGCTCAAGTAGTGGAGACTTTGTCAAGAAGACCGGCGGTGATTCAATGGAGGGTCCGCTGGAGGTCAAGGGCGAGCTTCAAGTTACTGGTAGCGCAGACTTCAACAAGACCAGAATACACAACGTAGGCGAACCGCTGGACATCCACGACGCCGTCAACAGGGAGTACGTTGATGGGATATTTGAGAGGGCGCTGAAGTACCAGACAACCCCGTCGAACATGACGATTAATCGATACGTTGATAACGCCATCTGGGACGAGGACAACAGCCGCATCCTGATGTTCCGTAACTATTTCTCGCGGTCTAACCAGACAGGCCATCCGCACCTAATTATTGCCAACCCTGAGACGGGTGATGTTGAGTACAAAGAGGTAACCAATCCGACTAACGTCAATCGACGCGAGGGTCTAGGACCGCCTATTAAGGTAGGTGACGATTTGTTCTTCTTTGCCACAGAGAACCCAAAGGACCACCCGTTCATGCGCCTAACGCCTGACGGCACCTTTGACGGCTTTGGTGACCTTAAGATCTGCCGAAGCTGGGCGGTACTTAACTACACGGTCCCCCTGACTGACAGGTTCCACATCATCGTGGGCAACCCTGTTGACCGCATTGACCAGAACGGTAACGGAAGTAGGCAGGCACAGGCTACTCTGCTGTTGGACACTGAGGATCTGCTGAACCAGAACCAAGTAGAGAGCTACGATCACAACGGTGTGACCTACGGCACTCTGACTAAATCTATCAGCACCAGCCGTGGCGGGACTCCTGCTGTCATTGAGACAGACGGCCCCTACCCCGATGTGTACCTGTTCCAGCCTAGTAAGTCAATCCACCGCATCGAAATCAACGACCTTGAAAGCAAGAACGTAAGGCTCACTAGTGCGTGGGATGGTGGCACTCTGCCCTATGACCACCTCGTGGACGCTGACGGAAAGAAGGTTGCAGAGAAGGGCAAGATTAACGGACTGACAGTTGTCCACAACCGCTACGTAGTCTACCACGCGCTGAATGTCGGCATCATGGCATTCGACACTGTTGAGCAGACGCTGACCAACATAAAGCCCACCGACAATTGGATCGAGTACGGCTGTAATAGGCACAGGTCAACCCCTAACGTACCAGAGATGGACGGAGAGCTTTATTTCCTCCCCGGCTCCAGCACGGGCGCTGATGGCGTGGACGTATGGCCCACAATGCTCGTTGTTGACGAGGACGTTCTGTCGGTGACGGAGGTCCCCATCCCCGATGAGAACTTTGCTAGCACCAACAGCCAACGCACTACCGCGCTAGAGTTCATCTCGTTTGACCAGACGGGAGCACTCACGGCGTACAACGTCAACGACAAGGCATTCGAACGTCTTGAGTCCCAGTACCCTGCCCAGACAGGCGTGAAGGTAGGCGATAAGCAGTACATCGTACCGTGGGTTGACGGAGCAGGCTCAAACCCTGACTCGTACAAAGAGTGCCGCCTTGTAGAACTGAGTGAGAGCTTGGACGAGGAGATCATTGCCGACCTCAACCTTCTGGCTAACCCCATCATTAAGGAACACGACGAGTCTATTCAGGAGCTACAGAAGATTAGCGACAGGTCTTCTGAGTCGATAGCGAAGGTAGCCCTAAACGAGGACTCTATACTGTCCACCAGAGATGGGCTGGCTGACCTTATTGCCGCTGAGGTCCAAATCGCTACGGAGGACGAGGACTATCTGGTAGAAAACCTCATGGAACACGCTGTTCCCTGTTGGCCCACATCTGACCACCCTCTGTACCACCTCATACCTCAGGACTACATCTTGATGACGAGGATGTTCGAAGGTGCTAAGAAGACCGAGGATGACCGTGGCGATGTTATCACCGACAACAAGAGCCTAGACAGCGACAACTACGGAAATGATGATCTGAAGAATGTCATGATCCTGCATATCCCAACAGGCAAGATCAAGGACATCTCGACCCTCGTTTCACACAACACATACGCTGTTGATACGGACGGTCGCCACAAGGACAAGTATCCAGCCCTTAGAGGGCATACGGTCATTCCTCGCGACAATGGCGACGTTGATATCTACTCGTGGATTCACAACCCGAGGAGAAACATAAAGAGCGAGCCGGGAGCAGGCCAGCCGTTGCACAGAATCCATATTCCTGCAAACCCTGACTTCTCAGACCCGTTTGCGGGCGTTACCACGCAACACACGGCTATCTTCTGCGACCCTGCGCTGTTGACTACGCCAGACGAGAACCCCTACGGAAACTATGAGGACACATCCCTAAAGTACCAGTACGAGATATCTCAGGTTGCTTGGAACGTCGTGGACTCTGCCACGGGTGAGCGTCACTACTTTATGATGTCCTACAACAAGGGCAGTAAGGACTATGTGACGCAGAGAGTATTCAAGATAAACTTTGATGACTCAAACCCTGACTGGGGGACCATCACGCCTGTTCAGGCGCACCCAGAGTCTACGCACGGGGAGTACGCGGCTGGCTGGCACGTAATCAAGAAGGATGTAAACCTTCAAAACCGTTGCTTCATGTACGGTTCTCCGTGCGGCCTGACGGAGCTTTACTTCACTGGCGACTACCACAACCGGAAGCCAGAGATCAGGAACTACGGCGACTACACGCCACACGGCGACAGGATTCTCGACCCAGAGGGTGACGTTAACGGCATCGGTCAGCCACTTATTGTGGGCAAGGGGATTATTGATAACTGGTACAAGTCAACCACGCTTGCGCCTCAGTTCTTAAACCAGTCGCCTATTGACAACGATGATTACTTCTCAAACGTCATCGTCTGGTATCAGAGCGCCTATGGCGTCTGTACGTTAAACATCCAAGACCTTGGCAGTATCGACAGGAGCGACGAGGTCAGGTTGCTGAATAACTATCAGGGGTCTGAAATAGAGCTTAGCTCCATGCTGATTGAGACAAAGCAGTTTTATAACTCTTATATGCAGGACTTTAGCTCCAAAAACCTGATGCGGTTTAATGTTATACAGCCTGATACGCACAGCCACGGTTGCCTGTACTTCTTTGACTACAAGGCTGACTTCCCGTATGACGTTGGGAGCGATGGCGGCATAACGAGCTACAGCGGGGAGCAGACTCTTTACAACTCAACCAGAATTGGAACCGGCGGCAACGGTGGTAAGGATCAGGATCAGGTCTTGTTTAAGAGGCCCATCCTTGAGGTGAAGCCCAACTACAAGACCGGCAAGGTCGAGGTACACGCCATTGTTGTTGGCTCCAAGCATCACCCCAGCGGCAAGGAGCTAGGCTTCCACGAGACCATGAGTGGTGAGTCGGTCGTGAAATTTGGTGATGTCTTTGTGTTGTCCGGGGCGTAC